GGGGTCGGTTTAAGAAAACTTCGAAGTTCTTGCAAGGGGTCGGTTTAAGGCGATTTTTGTACCGGAGCGACCCTGGTTTAGGTACAAATGTACTATGGTGCAAATGTACTACTATGCGGCGATGCGCATAGGCACATAATGAAAATGAGAATCATTCTCAAAAACGTATGAGTACAAATGCACTATGGTTCAAATGCACTAACAAATGAAAATGAGAATCATTCTCAAGAACACTGGGGCACACTGACCCCCTAGCAAATGAGAGTCATTCTCAAAAGCATTTGACCTTATATAGGGGCCACGAGACGACCATTTGCTAGGTGCCCCCATACGGTCGCAAGGGCCACGCGTGCCAGAAAATGCACCATCAAATGAAGGGGCACAGAATGCCGCACGCTGTGACAATTGCTGAACCGGCCCTAATCTGTGAAGAATTATCAACGTGGCCCCCTTGCATCCTGCCCCTAGGGCCTATGATTCGGGCACAGCAGGGATCCTCCTAATCGCTACCCCTGCTGTCACAAGCAAGTGACCCTTTCTATCCTCTGGGGCCTTCTCCTGCCCCTTGTGCTGATAATTGCCCTGATCGATCTGGCCACCATGGGCCAAGAGCGCAGGATCCGGCTTCTCAAGCGTTGTGGCCACTCGCAGCAAGCAATCGCCAATCGCTTTGGGATCACCCGCTACCGCGTCCGTCTCGCTCTTGCCTCATGATCAGCTCCTTTCATCAAGACTGGCCTGATCTGGCCCCCTACGATCTGGACCCGATCGATCCCGAACCTGATCAAGACTGCAGCGATCAGATCTGGGAAGAATGCCTTACCGCTGCAGAAAGAAACCCTTCGCTACTCAACAAATGACAGGACCCATCCTCCCTGGCGAGAATGCCCCCCTTGTGCGGGCGATCCCGTCTCGCAAACCCTCCGACGTTGAACTGTTCCCCCTGCCTTCTCAGGCCCTGCGCGATCTGGCCACCATGGCCCGCCTACAGGGTGCACAAGATGCAGAAGAACCCGATCATGACTCAGACCCTTTCTAAACAACAAATCATGCAAATCACTGAACGGGATCAATTCCCAGCACAGATCACCGTATGGCGCAAGGATGATTCAGTCCGTGCACGCGCCGAATCACTGCGATCTGTCACCCTACCTGATGGAACCGTTACCAAGCTTTTACGTGACGGCGCCGTCGGCAGATTTAATCTCAAGAACGGTGAGAAGATATTAAAGCTCAGGTTTAATCGCAAATGGCACATGGTGCCAACCATGGAAGATGTCCAAATGTGGACCCTAGATTCAGTCTGTGAAACACCAGATGGCCGCATGGTTGAACCTGACGCGTCAGATTCCTGGCTGTCACTTCTCAAGCTTGTTTGATCACCTAGGTGCCGCCATTGTGCGCTCCTTTCTATCCAATCGCAAACCACAAATGACTAAACTTTCGGATCTGAAATTTCACCTGACCAAAGTTTCATCAAATGCCAAGACAGGGCCGATACCTGTTAGCACCTCATCTCGTGCCACGTGCTCGCCATCCTGCCCTTTCATGGGCAACGGTTGCTACGCTGAATCTGGCCCCCTGGCTTTGCACTGGGCAAAGGTCACAAGCGGCGACCGTGGCACAAGCCTCAGGCAATTTGTAGCCGCTATCATGGCCCTGCCATCTGATCAGCTCTGGCGCCATAATCAAAGCGGCGATTTGCCCCATACGTTCGGTCGCATTTCACGGCGCTTTGTGCGGCAAATCATCGAGGCGAACCGGGGCAAGCGTGGTTACACGTACACGCACCACGACCCGAACCTGGGCGAGAACCTATCCTTGCTCAGGCAAGCGAACCGCCAAGGGTTCCGCATCAACCTGTCGACAGAATCAGAGACCGCTGCAGACCTTGCCATTGCCTCAGGTATCCCTGCCGTCCTGGCCGTTTCATCATCAGAGACGCGCACCACGTGGGCCACACCAGACGGCAATCGAGTCTTGGTCTGCCCCGCTCAAAGGTCAGATAGCAAGACTTGTGCGGACTGCCAGTTGTGCCACACAAGGGGGAAGCGGGTGATCATCGCTTTTCTCGCCCATGGCACAAGCAAACGAAAGGCTGAGCAAGCGATCATCAATCAAGCAAGCTAAATCGATCGCACACCATCAACGCCCCGGCCATTGTGTCGGGGTATTTTTTTGCATAAAAAAAGGGGGCAATTGCCCCCCTATTCTTTATCAAGTTCGTGCTCAAGATCCATGCAATGACAAATCAAATCGCCGAACTTCGAGTCTAACTGTTTGTCCCATTCTTCATCGGTTGTATTTTTCCTTAACGATTCCAGCTCGCTTTTGATAGCTTGAGCGGTCTCAATTAAAGACAACATCCGGGAGAATGTTTCCTCAAAGTTATTCATAATTAAAGGTGCGATGGGCGGCCGTTTGGCCATTGACAATATAGCGAAGAACCTGCCGGTAGGGGGCAAATTGTAATATACTGTAACTTGAGAATGAGTCGCAATTGCAGGGCTGAGGGCGGCATAAATGAGATTGAGAATCATTCTCACTCGCAATAGTGGGGCATGTTGAGAATCAATAAGGCGCACACTTGAGTCGCAATTGTGGGTCCTTGTTGCGAGCTGCGCTGCAGGTAATTTCGAACCCCCTTCTTTCTCTAGCGTCAGAACTATGCGTGTCGCAGCATTCCCAGGTTTGTCTCACTTTGAGACGCCAAAAATCAAAAAGTTGACAATTATATGCCAAGAAAAGCTCCCGTGGCACTATTTCGCTTAAAACCGCGCTACCTGCCTTAAATTGCGTCTATGACCGTCTGCAACACCAAGGAGCTGGCCGAGGAGCTTGGCATCACGCAGGCTCGCATCAGCCAAATGAAGAGCCAGGGCCGTTTCGACGGTTGCTTCATGGTTGTCCGCAACAAGATCGAATGGGACAAGGAAGCAGCGGTCAAGGCGTACACCGAGGGCAACCCGCTTGTCTCAACGAGTCCCACGCGTAAGACATCCTCTGAACTTGAGATCCCGACCTTTAATGAAAGCCGTGCGAAGTCTGAGCATTTCCGTGCCGAACTGGCTCGACTGGACCTCGAAGTCAAAGAAGATCAGCTTGTGGAGGTTTCTCGTGTGCAGCGTGAGGCTTTCACTTCTGCTCGTGCTGTACGTGATGCTTTGGGGAATATTCCTGATCGTGTCAGTAATCAGTTGGCTGCTGAGTCTGACCCGGTCGTCATCCACCAGACGTTGACCAGCGAGATCCGCAGGGCTTTGGAGACCTTGACCGATGCGTGATGGTGCCCTGATCTACAGGCATGCGTTCCGTGACGGCCTGAAGCCTGATCCTGACTTGACCGTGAGTCAGTGGGCCGACATGTACAGGATGTTGTCCAACAAGGCGAGTGCTGAACCTGGCCCCTGGCGCACAGACCGGACGCCGTATCTGAAAGAAATCATGGACTCCATGTCCGCCAGCTCTCCTGTGCAGAAGGTGGTGTTCATGGCTGGTGCGCAGCTTGGCAAGACAGAAGCGATCAACAACGTCGTTGGGTACATGATTGCCCACGCGCCAGGCCCAGCACTTTTTGTGCAGCCGACGATCGAGATGGCTAAAAGATTGAGCAAACAACGTCTCGACTCGTTGATTCATGAGACACCGTGTCTGGCGGAGAAGGTCGCTCCGGCTCGAAGCCGCGATTCAGGCAACACGATGTTTTCAAAAGAATTTCCGGGTGGAATCCTCCTCCTCACCGGGGCGAACTCAGCTACGGGCCTGCGTTCTGCTCCTTGCCGTTGGGTACTTCTTGATGAGGTTGATGCTTTCCCAAGCGACGTGGACGGTGAGGGAGACCCTTGCGCATTGGCGGAGCGTCGTGCGTCAACGTTCAGCAGGCGAAAGATCATCCTGACGTCAACCCCCACCGTCAAGGATACGAGCCGCATCGAGGCCGAATATCTCGCATCAGATCAGCGGCGTTACTTCGTCCCCTGTCCTCATTGCGATCACATGCAGTGGCTGCAGTGGAAGAATTTGCAGTGGCGTGACGGCGACCCCAAGACTGTTGCGTATGTGTGCGAGGGCTGTGGCACGCACATTCAGGAGTACTACAAGAGCGAGATGCTGCGCAAGGGCGAGTGGCGTGCGATGGCAGATAGTCAAGATCAAAGAACGATCGGATTTCACCTGTCGTCTCTGTACTCACCACTGGGTTGGAAAAGCTGGGAAGAGATTGTTGGTGAATTTTTACGTGCGAAGAACGACGCGCCCCTGTTGAAGACGTTCGTTAATACGATCCTGGGCGAGACCTGGGAAGAGGAGACAGGGGCAAAGCTTGGTGCTGACAGCTTGTCTGAACGGGCTGAGTTTTACCCCGCTGGTGAACTGCCGAAGGGGGCGGTCATACTCACGGCTGGTGTTGACGTGCAGGACAACCGCGTTGCCGTTGGGTTGTATGCATGGGGCGCTGGTGAGGAGTGTTGGCTGATTGGGCACACCGAGATTTACGGCGATCCAGCAGGTGAAAAGTTGTGGAGTCAAGTTGATGACCTCGTGTTTAGGGACTATCCACATGCAGATGGCGGAAGAGTCAAGGTGTCTGCTATTGGTTGCGACTCAGGCGGCCACTACACCTCAGAAGTGTATGCGTACGCTCGAAGCCGCAAGGGCAAGGGTGTTTTTGCGTTGAAGGGTCAATCTGTCAGGAACAAACCGCCAATTGGCAAGCCGTCAAAGGTTGACATCAACTACAAGGGGCAGGTGCTGAAGAATTCGGCTGAGGTCTTCCCTGTTGGCGTTGACACGATCAAGAGCACCCTGTTTGGCCGGATGAAGCACAACGAGCCAGGTGCAGGATTCATCCACTTCCACGCCGAGGCAGGGCAGGAGTACTTCAAGCAGATCACGTCAGAACGGCAGGTTGTGCGCTACGTCAAGGGCTTCGCCGTTCGCGAGTGGAAGAAGAAAGCGGGCGATCGCAACGAGGCGCTGGACTGCTTCGTCTACAGCTATGCAGCGTTACATTTTCTTTACATGCGCTTCAACAGGAACACGATCTTCGAGCAGTTCCAGCGAAGTATTGGCAATGCGGTAAAAACAGCCGATACAATGCGGGATTTGCCGACAGAGCCGATAGAGTCGCCATATCGCCCTCCCCAACGTAGACTGCAAAAGCGAGCATCATCCTTCGTTACGAGCTGGTGAGCATCCTCGTCCCAAACCTGATTTACGCGGGCGACACAGTTGTGTTTGACGTGCCTGCGTTCAAAGACGCAATCGGCACGAACATCGACAGTGGCACCTTCACGCTCACGTGGTACGCACGGACGAATACTGCAAATGAAGGCGCGACTGTTGTTGGCACTGCTGAGAGCACTGGCTGGCGCATAACGATCCCTGCAGCCACGACAACGGGCTTCGATGCAGGCTTGTGGACCTGGCAGGCGATTGCGACTTACAGCACACAGCAGTACACAGCAGGACGTGGTCAGTTCACTGTCAAGGCGTCAGCCAAATATGCAGGTTCACCCGGTGCATTCGACGATCGGTCTCGTGCTGAGATTGACTTGTCTTACGTCGAGACAGCAATACGCACACTGGCCCAGGGTGGCATGGTGCAGGAGTATCAGATCGGTGGGCGCAGCCTGAGGCGTTACAAAATGGCTGAGCTGCTTCAATTGCAAGACAGTTTGAAAGCTGAAATCGCCATGGAGCGCAAAAAAGAGAAAATACGTCAGGGCCTTGGCAACCCTGGCCTCGCCAAAGTGAGGTTCAAGTAATGGCAATCTTCGGCATCGGGCGTACCCACGCGTTGCGTCAGCAACTTGAAGAAGCACAACAAAAGAATGCTTACTTCAAGCGTGCTTATGCCGCTGCACAAAACAACAGGCTGACATCTGATTGGATCAGTCAGGCCACTTCTGCTGACAGCGAGATCAGAGGCAGTATCAGGATGCTGCGCAATCGCGCTCGGCAACTGGTGCGTGATTCAGATTTTGCTAAGGCTGCCTTGAGAGCTGTACGCAATAACGTCGTCGGCACTGGCATCAGGATGCAAGCCCAGGTGCGCATGCAGCGTGGTGGTCGCCTGGCTGATGACATCAATCGCCGCATCGAGGAAGAGTGGGATCGCTGGACCTCCGCAAAGCGCTGTCACACGGCTGGCAAGCTGAGCTGGTACGACATTCAACGCCTCTGCATCACGTCGATGCTTGAGTCTGGCGAGGTGTTTGTGCGCCTTGTCCGTCAACCGTTTGGCAATAGCCGCGTCCCGCTGGGCATCGAGATCATTGAATCTGATCTGCTCGACGACGACTACAACGCCATTGAGAAGAATGGCAACGAAGTGCGGATGGGCATTGAGATTGACAGGTGGGGCAGGCCCGTTGCGTATCACTTCTTCGACTACCACCCAGGCGATTATCAGTTCTCATACGCCCAGAAGGCTGCCAAACGTCGCATCAGGATCCCCGCTGATGACGTCCTTCACCTGTACCTGATCGAACGCCCAGGGCAGACACGTGGCGTCAGTGCATTTGCATCAGCGATCATGCGCCTGCGCAACCTGAGCGGGTACGAGGAAGCTGAAATTGTTGCAGCACGTGCCAGCTCGTCGATGATGGCGTTTGTCAAGACCCCTGATCAGGAGCTTTTTGAGGATGGCACCTTTGACCAAGACTCAGTGCTCGACTTCTCACCCGGAAGCATTAGGCGTCTGGCCCCAGGCGAAGAAATGCAATTCTTTACGCCCAATCGGCCGGATGATGCGTTTACTCCTTTTGTGCAGCAAATGCTGCGAGCTGTCGCTGCTGGGGTTGGTTGTAGTTACACGCAAGTCTCAAGCGATTTCTCTCAGAGCAACTACAGCTCTTCACGTCTGGAACTGCTCGAAACAAGAACTCATTACAAAAC